CGGGGCGCGCATCGGTGAAGGCGCCAGCGCCCTTGATCGGCGGCAACTGACCGGGATCGCCCAACACCAGGATCGGCTTGCCGAACGCGAGCAGGTCGGCAGCCATCTCGGGTCCCACCATGGAGACCTCGTCGAGCACGATGAGCTCAGCCTCACGTACCAACGATTGTTCGTTGAGGACAAACCGGGGCTGGTGAATGTCGGCGAGCCGCAGCTCCAGGCGCTTGAGCCGCTCCATCGCAAACAAATGCTCGGCTGGCGGCAGGCTGCCGAGCCCGGTGCGCAAGTCGGCTACCTCCTTTTCGACTCGCGCGATCTCCTCGGGCGTTGCCTCCGAGACCCGATAGATCAGGCCATGGATGGTCGAGGCTGGCGTGCCCTTGCGCGTCATCACCAGCGCAGCCTTGCCGGTGTAGGCCGCAAACAGCACGCCGCCCGGGACGATGCCATCGCGGTTCTTGGGCGCGAGCCCGAGCGCCTCGATGGCGTGCGCGGTGATGGTGCTCTTGCCCGAGCCGGCATAGCCGAAGAGCCGGAACACCTGCGATTTGCGGCACGGGTCCCGATACCAACCGACAATCGCCTTGATGGCGGCGGCTTGCTGAGGTGATGGCGTGAAAGTCATACCGCGCCCTCCCAGCAGTGCTTCGCATAGAAGCACCAACGACAGAGATGAAAGTCGGGGTTTTGGGCGATGCGCGTTGGCACCTCGCCTGCTTCCGCAGCACGAATGATGTCGACGGCCTTGTCGGAGAGCGCCTGCGCCGTGCTCGGATCAAAACCGACGATCTCGTGATGGAGCGCCTGGGTGTCTTTGTTGACGGCAGTGAATAGAGCCGTGGTGAGGTCCATGTAGGCCATGTAGATCTGCAGCTGGGCGTAGTAGATCGGCTTCGACAGCTCGACGCCGCGCTTGACGAGATCGGCCCAGGACTTGGCGTTGAGCGATTTATGTTCGAACAGCGCGGGCCAGCTGAACCCTAAATCGGGCCCGGCCACGATCACGCCGTCGACATGCCCGCGAATACGTCCACCCGCGATCGAGAAGCCGAACTGCCGCCCGTCCTGCCCTTTATCGCGCAGATCAAAACCAGCGGCACGCAACCAGCGAATGGAAAGATCCTCGAACTGGTGTCCAGCGTCAAAGATGCGCAACATCCGACCGTCGAAGCCCTTGCCATCATCGATCGGCACATTGGTGAGCTCGTAGACAAGCTTGCGCGCACAGGCTTCGCCAATGCGGCTGCCGCCGAGATAGTCGCGGGGGCGCTGCATTCGATTGCGCTCGATCAGCGCGCCGTCGATCAGCGCGTTGATACGCTGAGCCGGACTGGTCGCGAGAGCGCCGCCATAGACGAAACCCGATCCGCAATTGAGATCGATCATAGGCGTCCCTCAAAATGGAATTTCGCCGTTGAGCGACTGGCGCTGCATGGAATCCTGGAAGCCATCGACGCAGGCTTCGATGATGCGGTCGATGTCATCGGCGGTCCGGTCGTGGAACGGCGCCATCAGATCGAGCTCGGTCAGAACCTCGGCAAGGAATCGTCGCGCGTCCTTGATGGCGCGCTGTTCCATGTCGGTCTTGTCGATCATGCCTTTGTTCCTTTTGGCGATGGCCGCGCCCGCGCGTTGGCAGCGGTGCGAGCAGAATGCGAATGTTGGATATCGATCCGGCCGAAGCTCGTGCGTGTAGTAGAAGCCAATGGCACCCCGGCTGCAGACGGCGCAGACCCTCACCCCAGGAGCAGTGTCGAGAACCTCCGCGACACGGAGTCGTCGGGGCGTTCCGCTATTCGCTGCGATGTCAGCACGATGAAGCGGCTGATGGCGTTCTGCGCCATGGCCTCGAGTTCGGGCATGGTCAAAGAGCGGATTGGCTGATGAAGCCTTCCTCTTCCTTCGAGCCATTCGCCGATCGCTATCGCTGCTTCATGCGTGGTGTGGGCCTGCCACTCGTCGTCGGTCATGCCTCACCCGTTGAGCCAGGCGGGACCGGGCGGCTTGACTGCGGGCGTGGTGGTTGATGGCTGCGACCAGCTTTTGGCCGCAGCACCCAGCGGCTGTTGTGGCTCCCTCGGCGGCACGGCCTGCGTCGCAGTCCGCGACCAGGATGGCTGCAGCGATGTGCCTTTGGCCGCAACGCGCTGGCGACTGGGGCTCGCCGGCACATCCTTGCCATCCATCACCACCTTCCACTCCTTGTCGGTCGGTAGCACCACCCGATCGAGCCGGTTCTGGTCGCCATAGCGGGCGTCTTCACTGGGTTCGACCCTGATCTTGGCGACGAAACTGATGCCGGACAGATCGGCGAGGCCCCGCAGAATGCGCTTCTGCTTCGCCGTTTCGCTCATGTCCGCAGGATCGAGGCCGAGGGCGCTGTCGATCATGGCGCGGAAGCTGCTCTTGGATATCTTCCACGCGATCGATGCTCCATTCTCGTCGACTTTGCCGCCCTGGACGGTGAACATCTGCCAAAACTTGCGCCGGGCGTGCGGGCCTTCCTGCACGGTGAATTCGCAATCGAGCATCCGTACGTCGCTGGTCGGATCCTTGGCTGCGCGCAGCAAGCCTTGATCGACCTCGCCGTCACCGTCGGTGCCGCCGGGGCGGATCGTCATGATCACCTTGGCAAAGGTGCCGTCCGGAATGAGTTCGCTCGTCTTCTGCTGCTCGGCATCGTTCATATCGAAGGTCATGGTGTTCATCCTCTCGCGGTTGCGTTGATCTTGGTGAGAAGCGCGCCGAGGTCCGGCGGCTCGGTGACGTCCAGGCGTCCGCTGCGGTCTTTGGCGGGAAGCCCGAAGGTGTTGCCGGAGCGGCAAACGAGGCGACGAACATCCCCGCGGTCGGGGTCATGCCGCCAACCCTCGCCATCACGGGCGAACAGGCTCAGGGTGATAACTTGATCGACGATCCCAGGGAGCTCTCGCGCCGCCTTGCCGCCCTCCATCTGCGGCTGCCAGGTGATGCGGTTGAATTCGTCGGTGATGCGCTCGAGAATGCCGACAAAGATCACCGTCTTTCCGGGCGCATGCTGCAGATGCTTGAGCAGCGCGATGACTTCGCGTGCAAGCAGGCCGTAGGCACCGCGGGTATCGGGTTTTCCGGTCTTTTCCGAAAAAGCCTCGGGTCGCGTCTTGGCCCAGGCCATCGCCTGCCGCGTCAGATCGGTGATGCTGTCGACGAAGACGATCTGCTTATCCGCGATCATGCGGACGAGATCTGGATAAGTCTCGGCGACGTGCCGGTAATGCGCTTCGGAGAAGAAGCTCGACTGGTCAGCCGCCGGATTGATGCCGCCGATGATGCAGCCGACGTCAAGCGCATCCGAGAAGGTGCGCACCGGGATGCTGTCGCCCCGCCAATCCTGGACCGACTTCATGCCGGCCTCGAGATCGATGCAGACGGTGTTCGCCGCCGGCAGCGTCTTGAGCAGCGAGGTCTTGCCACCACCGCTTGGGCCGAAGATCGCCATCGTGGTTTTGCTGGCGTCTTTGGCGAGCCGTTCGTCGGCGGTGATGATGCGAAGGGCCATCACACGGCTCCTTTGATGGACTCGAAGCGATAGGAGGGCTTGCCGGTTTCGACCGTGCGGGCTGGCTCAAATGCAGCGCGAATGCTCTGCGGCCAGGCGCCGTAAGCCCGCTCAGACACCGAATACTCGAGCGTGACGTATTCGTTGGGGTCATCGCCGCCGGCGCGAATGCGCTCGACGACCTGGGCCAATCCAGGCTGCTCCCATTTCACGCGTTTCGGCAGATCGGCAACGATGATGATGTCGCCATCCTTGATCCGCACCGAGCCAGTATCCTTGCCCGCGCTGCGGCGCAGAGCCGCGGCGCGATCGCGGTATTTGAGGTCGAGGCCAGTATCGAGCCGGTCCTTGAGGCGCTTCGCACTTGCGAGCAGGTCGGCCACGTCCTGCTGCAGCAGAGCCAGCAGCTCGGCTGGTAAGGCTGCGATGTCACCAATCGACGCGGTCGCCAGGTCGTCGAGCGTAACCCGGTTGGGGATCGACATGGGGGCGGTCTCCTTGATGATGGCGATGCTGGTGAATGAGCGCGTCATCACGCGGCCTCCGCGAGCAGCAGCGATGACAGCGCCGGCGCTTCTGGGCGCATGCGAGCGATGGCGAGGTAGCTGAACCGGTTTTCGCCGAGGCGGCGCTGCACCAAATGAACAAGCTGCTTCTCTGCAGCCCATAGCGCGCGGTTCGCGAGTTGGATGAGCTCAAGGCGCTCGCCGTTGGCAAATCCGCTGATGCGCGGGTCGGTATCGAGGACGAGGAAGCCGCGGTGATACTCGAGCGCATCATTGGGCGCGGCCTGGCTCAGCCAGGCACACAAATCGATCTCGCTCACGAGTGGTTTGTGACGACGTACGATCATCGCGCACCTACCTCGGTGCGCAGCGTGCTGGTGCGTAGCTGCTCGGCCTCGTAGGTCTCGATGTCCTCGATGCGATAGACCACCCGGCCGCCGACCTTCAGGAAGCGCGGCCCCTGCCCGGTCCAGCGCCAGCGCTCCAGCGTGCGATGACTGACGCTCCAGCGCTGCGCGACTTCAGTTTGTCTGAGATGTTTGGTCGGCATCGCGCTGCTCCTCGCGTTCGTTTGAACGTGAGCGCGACAATGCCGAGCGATCGGTCACGCGGCGTGGGGACCGCGGGGGGATCGGTGGGGGATTTACGCAGGAAAATTGCAGGCCGCAGGGGGATCGCTAGGGGATAGCGGGGGATGGAGGATAGAATACGCGGCGAGCCGACCGATCCAACAGTGCCGACGGCTGTCGTCAGCGCTGCGGCACGCGAAGGCGATATCGCCCACGCCCATCGGAATCGATCAAGCGGCGCCAATGCGGTTGCGACTTGAACACATCGGCCATGCGCGTGCTGGACGATCCGGCCTCGCCAAGAATGACCTTGCCCTCGCACCAGGGATCCGCCGAGGTCGCGGCCTCGTGTAGTCGCTTTACCACCCGCGCTTGCACCGGTCCGAGATTGAACAAGAGCCCTGCGGTGCGCACCTCGCGGTAATCGTTCGCCTTTTGCAGCGACGGCGCGACCGAGCCTTTACGGACGAGCGCGTGCTGCGATTCGACGCGGTCGCGCTCCTCGCGACGGATCAGCAAATCATCCCGGCACACTGAAACCGTTCGCGTCGGCTCGATCAGGTAGCAGTACTCCTTATCTGGCGCATGAAAGTGCGCCACATCGACCTGGCCCTGCCGGAACACTCGAAAGACATCCCGCTCCTGAAGATCTTGGAACCCGGTAAAGCGGCGGCGTTCGTGCGGCACCGTGAACCACTCGCCGTGTGAACCCTCCTCGTAGACGCCGAATTCCATCTCCACCCCGAACAACCGCACTGAAAGCCGCAACAGGCCGTTTTCGGCCAGGTAGGCCAGATCCCGATGGGGCAGATTCCAGCGTTCTTCTAGTTCCTCCAGGGTGAAATACGCCTTGTCGATCAACGACATTTCCGCCCAAGCCCCTATCTCTGAAGCCTCTTGTGTTCCTGCTTTGTTCTATTTTATGATGATGGACGAATCAATCCCTTTTGGTCCTCACGCTCCACGATTCTTGGGAGGTGTCCGATGCGCTACACCATGGCCGACCGCATCAAGGCCCGCAGCAGACAGCTCGATCTCAGCGCCGCGCAGGTCGGCGAGATCGCCGGCGTCAACCGCACCTTCGTCTACGACATCATGCGCGGCAAATCCGCCAATCCGAACCTCACCAAGCTCGATCGTGTGGCACAGGCACTCAAGGTCGAGCGCAACTGGCTCCTTCACGGCATGGGTGAAGTGCAAGGCGAAGAGCCAATCGTCGAACATCCCGATGACAGCTTTGTCGCCATCTCGTCGGTCGCGGTCCGGCCCTCGATGGGCGGCGGCCATCTGGTCGAGCAAGAGCCCCTGAATGGACGCCCGTATCAT